TGGTGCCGAGCGTCAGCGTGCGGTTCGCGCCGAGCGTCGCGGCCGGGATGCGGCGAATGCGCTTGCCGCCGACCTGCAGCGTCACGCTGGCGTCACCGAGGTTGCTGCCGATGCACGGCCGGCGCACCTCGCGCCAGCATCCGTCGGTCCCGCCTGTGTGCTCGAGCGACGCGACGCCGTCGCTCGTATCGGTGCCGCCGACGACCCACCGGTAGAGCGAGCCATTGTCGAGCGCGAGCGCGTAGGCAGCGCTCGCGGGACCGGCGCCGCCTTCGATTGCCGACGCGCTGGCGCGCACGGCGATGTGCCTTGGCGTGTCGGCCATTCGCTACTCCTGCGGCTCGGCGGGCAGGTGCCCCGTCATGATGTCGACGTAGCCCTCGCCTGGGTCGAGGTCGGTGGCGCGCACGTCCACGGTGGCCTGCGGCCACACGTCGGTAGGGTCCACGAGAGTCGGCTGGGCGACGAGCTCTTCGACCGCGAAGCTCGCGGCGAATGCTGGCCAGTCGCGGCCCGCCGCTCGGCGCCCGACGTTGGCGGTCGAGGCTTCGTCGATCTGAAAGCGCTGCACGCCCTGGCCGCCGACGTAGCGCCAGGCCCAGCTACCTGGGTCGCCCACGCTCGACACGAGGGGCGTGCCGGTCGCTGCTGACCCGTAGGCGTAGCTTGAATGGTGGCCGTAGTGGGCCGCCTTCGTGAAGCTCGCGTCGACGGCTGCGAAGAGTCCCTCGCGCACCACGAGCTGGTCGGTGTGCGGCAGCTCGTCGAAGACGTACAGTGCCCGCACGACGCGCGTGCGCTTGCGCCGGACGGTGGTGTGGTCGACGGCTTGCGATTGCCCGTCCCACCAGCAGAAGAGAGCGGGCACCGGCACCCGCACGCTGTGGCCGCGCGGGCTCGTCGGGTCGTAGGCGAAGCGGTTGGTCGTCGGAACCGCCACGGCGCTCGTGCCCGTGAGGTTCGCGAGCCGCGCCGAGAGATCATTGCCGAGCGACCACGCGAGGAAGTCGAGGAGCGCATCGACGATGGGGTCCGCGATGCGCTGCTGCGCCGAGCCAGCTGCGAGCGGCAGCGTGAGGCCGCCGACGGGCGCGCTGTAGCTCGGCATGCGTCACGGGTAGAGGGCGAAGAGGCCCGTCGCCGTCGTGCTCGTCGGGTCGATGATGCGGACGCGCCGCGACCATTCGCCAGCCGGCACGCTCGAGATGACTTGCAGCGCGGTCTCGTTGTCGAGCCGGCAGTTGATGTTGCCCGTGCCCGTCACGTAGAGCTCGGCGCACGCCGGGTCGCAGTAGCTGCGTCCCCACCGGATGGTCGTGTTGCTCACGGGGTCCACGTCGGTCGTGACGCTCGTGATGGTGTCGAATGGCTCGGTGGCGTCCGTCGTCGCATTCGTCAGACACTGGAACGTCTCGGTCTGCGCCGCGCCGTTGTACGTACCCGTGATCGTGATGTTGATCGTCGCGCCGCCCGCGGCCGTGATGACGCGCGGGATGCGCGAGATGTTGGTCGCGCCCGGGTTGACGAAGCCGGCCACCACGTTGAGCGCGGCACCGCCGGCGGTCGCGGCCATCCAGTCGGATTGGGTGAGCGACACGGGGATCTGCCGCGAGTAGCTGAATCGCAGCAGGCTCAGGCGGTTGTTGTCGCCGGTGTAGAAGCTCGTCATGGGTCGCCCTCAGAATGCGCCGAGCCCGTTCACGAAGAACTTGGCCGCTGGCGTCGTGTCGTCCGGGTCGCCGCTCTCGACCGTGCCGCCCTCGTTCGCTGCCGGCTCGGGGCTCGATACGGTGTCGAGCTCGAGCTCGCGCACGCGAAGCGCTTCGAGGTCTCGACGGACCGCGGCCTCGCGCTCCTGCCATTCGGCGCGCACGTACTCGGGATGTCGCCGATAGGCGAACACCTCGAACAGATCGAGCACCATGCGCTTGACGGCGCGCGGGGCGCTGGTGCCCTGCGCGCGCAGCCACGTAAGCCCGGCCGTCTTGTACGTCTTGCGGATCTGCTGCTCGACGAGGGACTCGGCGTCGAGGATGAATTCCTCGATTGCGTCTTCTTCAGAGGTGCTGAGCGAGCCGTCGCCCTCGTCGTTGAAGATGGCAATGAGCACCCGACTGGTGAGTCGGACGGTCACGTTCGTCTGGTCGACGTATCGCCCCGTGGCAGCCATGCTATGCCGCCGCCCAGCCGACCCACTCGAGGCCGGCCGCGAACGCCTCACCGATCGCCGACTCGCGCACGCAGAAGACCTTGCGCGCGTGGCAGTGGTACGGCACCACGCCCCCGAGCTCGGCCTTGAAGGTGCCGGGCCCGGGGTTGCGGAAGCGCGCCTCGTGCTCGCCCTTGACGGGCGGACGTGTGCGGGCGAGCTCGGCGCGCATGCTCTCGGGAACCCGAGGGTCCGCGTAGCCGCGCGCCAGCTTCTGGGGTTGCTGCTGCGCCACGTGCGACCTCAGCTGATGGGAGTCGTGATGTGCACGCCGCAGTCGTTCGCGACCACCTTGTGGTCCTCGGCCTCGCCGACCTTGGCGAAGTAGCTGCCGCCGAGCCCCTTGGTCGGGTCGAACCACTGCTGCGTCACGATGCCGCCGCTCGAGCCCTGCACGCCTGGCATGGTCCAGCGAAAGGTGTAGCCAAAGCTCGCATTGCGAATGCTGGCGCGCGTCGCGACTCGCAAGAGCGAGAAGAAGTCACCCCAGACGCGCGAGTAGCTGGCGGCCGCGCCCTCGTTCGCCGTGTCCTTGCGGCAGCGGCCGACGAGCAGCTTCTGCCACGAGAAGAAGCGCGCGATCATGTCGGGCGTCGCGAGGCCCGGCGAGCTGCCGTTGTACTGGAAGAGCCCCAGGATGTCGGGATGGCGCGAGAGGACGTTGTAGACCGCGAGGCTGCAGACCGCGATCTTGTCGCTCGGACCGCGACCGCTCCAGAGCAGCGCGTCAGCGTCCTGCAGATCCTTGATCGGGTTCCCGCCGCCGGCGCTGTTCCAGCGATCGCCAGCCGCGATGGTCACGCGGTTCGTCGATGCGAAGTTCGTGCTGGTCTGCACGACCGTCGCGATGCGGATCTCGCGCTTGAGGGCGCGCACGTCGAGAATGGCCTCGGTGAGGTCCATCAGCTCGTTGAGCGGCGCGTCTTGGTTCGCGATGACCGTCGCGCCGACGCGCTGCTGCAGCGCGCGCATCTTGCACGAGTAGGTGTCGGTCGAGCGGCTGTCGTTGATCTCGTTGATGTCCGAGTCGTCCGAGGCCTCGTCGTCCGGCGACGCCAGGCGATTGCGCTTGTCGTAGATGTAGAAGATGTCCGAACGCTTCGGCACGGGCAACGGCGGCATGAGCTGCTCGCCGATGTAGTCGTCGTTGCCGTATTGCACGGACATGTTTGCGATCGTCGCGTCGTTGTGGACGCTCGAGCTCGACATCAGCTTGCTCTTGACGAGCGGTGCATTGGCGGCCTGCCAGGCCGCGAGCGCCTTGTGGTCGCCGCTTTCGGCGAGCTCGCGCACGGTCGAGATCCATCGGCGGTAGCGCTTGCCCTTCGTCTCGCCCGCGATGCGGCCGAGTGCGGATGCGATGCGCGACTCGTCCGCGTGCGGGTCGTCGAGGCCCGCGGCGCGGAGGAAGCTCACGGCCTGCATGTCGGAGTCGGTGAGTTGCACGGTGCGCTGGACGGTCTCGCCACCGGTGATGCTTTCGTCACTCATGATTGCTTTCCTTAGGAGAGTGGAATGGCCGTCAGCGTCACACGCTGCCGCGATTGCTCGGGGTGAAGAGCATGCCGACCATGTCGCCGGCCGAGCCGCTCTGCAGGAAGACGCCGTAGATGGCGTCATTCGTGTTTCCGTCGGCGTCGTGAGCCGGGGCATCGGCGAAGCCGTTGTCGCCGCTCGACCACATGCCCTTCTTGCCGCGCGTAGCTCCGCCGGTGCCGACCTTGACGGGGATGACGCCGGTGTGCGCGACTTCGACGCGGGCGCCGGCTACGGCGGTGGCGAGGAAGACACCAATGCCGAGGTCGCATGGCGACGTGGCATCGTCGACCTCGTTGTCGGCGCCCGACAGGATGGCGAGGTATCCTTTGGTGGCGGACTGGCCCGACGCGACCGTGTAGGTCGAGACGATGCCGAGGTTCTGCTTGGCAGTGGACATAGGAACTCCTCGGGCGATCGCTTCATGCGAGCCCGTCAATGGCGCCGCGTGGCGCCGCTATCGGTCGGGCGTCAGCGGCCCGCGCGCTCTTGGGCGAGTCGCGCGAAGGCGTCGCCGTGATTGTCGGTGAGGGTCTCGGCGGTGGTCGCGACGCTCGGTGCATCGGGGCCCATGCCGGCGGGGTCGCGCCGGAGAATGGTCATCGGCGCGCGCTGAGCGACGAACTTGCCGAACAGCTCGCGGTCGCGCTTCGCCAGCTCGACGAATGCGTCCCGCTCGGCGGGCGTGATCTTGACGCCCACGAGTGCGTCGACCTCGAGCTCGACGAGCCGCGATTCGGCAGCCGTCGCGCGTGCCACCGCTGCGTCGCGCTCGGCCACGAGCGCCTTGTTCTGCAAGTCGAGTGCAGCGCAGCGCGCCGTCGTGTCGGCGAGCGACGCCTCGAGGGCGACGGCTGGGGCCTGCGAGATGGGTTCGGTGGTGGCGGGCTTCTCTGCCATGGTGGTCCTCTGCTGCGCCGCCGGGGCGGCCTTCTGTCGAAGTCGCATGAGTGCGTCGGCGTTCGCGGGAATCGGCACGACGCTGATCTCGAGCAGCTCGTTGTCGCTCAGGACGTACACGTCGCGGTCGTTCTCGCGCTCGACCCGCACGCTGTGCGGGATGAAGCCGACCGAGACCGCGCGGAGCGTGCCCTCCTGCAGCGATTGCCACACCTGCTCGGCGACGGGGTTGGCCTTCGCGCTCGCGAAGACGATGGTGCCGTGCAGCTTGCCGTCGACGACTCCGACTTGCGTCGCGCGCCCGATGGGCAGCGAGCGGCTGTCGTGCGCGAAGAGCGCCACGGGGTTCGCGAGGAAGCGCTCGAGCTGCCACACCTGCTCGACGCGGTCGCCGTAGCTGTCGATGCGGTCGCTCGAGAAGACGAAGTCCGCCTCGCGCGACTCGGCGCGGACGGCCCGCACAAGCAGCGAACGCACGCACGGCACGTCGGACGCGGGAGCCTCTTGCCGCACTGGCTCGGCGAACTGCCCGAGCGTGTGGGCGATGCCGAGGAATGGCGCCGGCGCTAGGAACTGCTGCGAGGTGTGGCCGATGCTGTCGCTCATGGGGTCTCGTCTTCGGGCTCAGCCGGCATGTCTGGCATGTCCGGCGCGGGCTCTTCGGGCTGTGGCTCGGCGGCTGCGGGAGGCGGGGGCAACTCGTCCGCGAGCTCGCTTGTGTCGACTTCGACCTCGTCCTCGCCGAGCACCTTGTCGTCCTCGCTCGGCTCGGGAATGCCCGTCTGGTCGTGCACCCAGCGCACCGGGATGCGGACGCCGGCGGCCTTCAGGCCGGTGATGGCCTCCGAAAACGCCTTGAGGTCAACCGTGTCCTCGGTGGCAAACGCGACGCTCGGAAGCGGCATGTCACCGAAGTTCAGCGCGACAAGCGGTGCCACGATGTCGCGCCGAATGGTGGCCGCGACGGCGATGGCGTCCTGGTCGCGGATGTCCTGCCGGACGCGCTCGTGCACTTCGCCAAGAGAGCGGGCGCCGCGGTTGCCGGCGTCCGTCGTGAGCGTCTGGCCGATTACGGCCTTGCTCATTTCGGCCGCCATGAACTCGGCGAGCGATTGGTGGTTTCCCTTCAGCGTGCCGCCCCCGCCGCTGCCGCCCGATGGATAGTGAATGTCGAGCTTCTGATCCTCGCGCATGACGGCGATGCCGTTCGTCGTGAGGTATTGCAGCACCTCGAGCAGGTCGTCCCGGTCGTGCTCACCTGCGCCTTTCGAGTAGGTGCCGATGCGCCAAGGCTTCCAGCTGAGTTCAGCGAGCTTCAGCCAATCGGCGATGGTCCAGTTGCGGAAGAGCGCGCACCAGATGAGCACGCGCGAAAGGCCCTCGCGCGCGGCGATGTCGCCATTCTCGCGCGGCATGTGCTGCACGAACTGCCCGGGATATCGCTCCTGCAGCAATGCGCCGTCGCCGAGCTTGCTCGTGCCCTCGTACCAGCTGAGTCTGCCGTCACTCGAGCGCCAGCCGAAGCGACGCTGATTGACCGGGCGCCAGCCGGACGGGACGAGTTTCCCGGCCCGGACCTCCCACGCTGTCTCAGCGACTGCGAAGCCGTGCAAAACGCCGCCCTGCAGGTGCGGCACGAGGTCGGCGAACGAGCGCAGCGTCTCGCCGTCGCCCGACGCGTCGCGTAGAGCCGTCTCGACGAACTGCGCCACCTCGGCGTCGCGGGGGGACGGCTCGCGCTCGCCGGCCTCGACGTGCGGTGCGACGACGAGCGGCAGGCTCGACAGCGCGTTCTCGCGGGTGCGCAGGACGGCGTGGAGATGCCCGTCCTTCTGGCGGCTCTCGTTGGTCAGCTCGACCAGTCGGCTGATGTCGCCGGCGTCGGCCTGGTAGAGGATGTTGGATACGTCGCTCGGGGTGAGCCCCCCACCGATGCGGCTCGCCTGGTAGGAGAGCGGCAGCGCCGGGACGACTGCGGCCGACGGGCCGGGGCTGCCCGGCTTGGGCGCGCGGCGGAATGGAGCAGTGAGCCGGCGCCAGAGCGACATTGGTAGAGCGCTGCGCATTGACCGAAGGAGTCACGGTCGGGCGGCGCAGCTCGCCCCGGGCCCGCGGGAGGTGGGAACGCGGGCCGACGCTGATTACGCTACCGCGGAGACGAGCACGTCGATGGTGACGGACCCGGCCCCGAGGTCGGCCAGCGCGTGTGCGCCGTCCGGCGTGAAGGTGGCGATGAGCTGTGCGGCGCCGATCTTCTTGTTCGGCGCGATGCCGAGCGGCCTCGTGCTTGCTTCGCCGTCGACGAAGGCGGAGAGCACGTCGGATGCGGCGACGATGGCGTTGGGATCTCCGGCAGTGCCCACGTCGAGGGCGACGCTGACGACGCCGCCGCCCGTGAGCGGAGTGCCGTACACCGAGACCATGGCGACGCGCGCGTTGGCCGGGCACGCCGCTCCGATGTTGATGGCCTGCGAGGTCCCGTTGACGAGCTCGGTCAGGTCCGCGTGGCCGACCGTGACGGTGCGCTTGACGAAGCCGTTGGCCGCGTCGGCCAGCAGCTTGACCTCTGCAAGCGCGGCTTCGACGTTGGCGGCGGTGTAGACCGTGGCGGCGTCCTCGATACCCACGAGGGATGCGCCCTTGCCGTTCGCAGTGCTCGCGAGGTCCGCGAGCGTCGGGAGCTTCGTGAAGGTCAGCGACGTGGTGTTGAGCGTGATGGCGTCGTCCGTGGTCAGCATGAACCACGCGTTGCCGTTGGCGGTGCCCTCGCTGACGTAGACGAGCGCGCCGGCCGTCACGTCCGCCGATGCGTTGAAGTCCTCGGCACGCGTGAGCTGGTACTTGGTGCCCGCGGTACCGACCACGTCGACGCGATAGATGCCGTTGTCGGCGCCGGCCGCGCCGTTCTTGAGCAGCAGCCGCTCGCCAGCGACGAGCGTGACGCCGTCGATTGCACCGATCGCGCCGTTGGCGTCGGCGAGGATGACGTTCGCTGTGCGAGTGTATGCCGCCAGCGCGCCGGTCGTGGCGGCCCGCACGCTGCCCTTGTAGTCGACGCCTGCTCCGCCCGTGCCTGGCACGCCGAGCAGGAGCCAGCGACCGCTGCCCGAGTCGGGCACCAGAATGCCGTCCTGCGCGCCGGCCGAGCTGTCGAGGTCGAAGACCCACACACTCGAGTCGGCGAGCACGACCGTGATGGCGCCGTCTGCGCGGGACGGATGGTCGGTCGGCAGTGCCTTCAGCGTCGTGGACGTGGCGGTGGGCTGCGCGACGAAGGTGCGCAGGGCGCGCGCGGCGAGGTCGCCGTATCGGGATGGCGTAGGCATGAGAGCTCCTGGATGGTCAGCCGAAGCCGCGACCGGCGGCCGTGGCCCAGCGATTCGAGCCGGGCATCGTCTTGCGTGGGACGTGCACGACCGGCGCAATGCCGCCGGCCTGGTAAACGCTGAGCGCCAATGCGTCGGCCCTATCGGGGCTGCGCTTCAGGCGCTGCTTGAACTGCTCTTTCTTCTCCGCCACCCGGCGCCCTTGGGCGTCGAAGCTGTAGCGGGGGGCCGTGAGCTCAGCCGCCAGCGCCTTGTCGTCGGGGATGGCGCCGCCGCCGCGCAGCCAGTCGGCCATCGCGAACCACAGCTGCGAACGAAGATTGGGGAACTCGTCCGAGCCCTTCGCCGCCGCGTCGACCTCGATCACCGTGAGCCATTCGTCACGTGCGCCTTCGTGCTGGCGTAGAATGCTCGCGACGCCGAGCCCGACGCCGCACGCGTCGACCTTGACGAAGCAGCGCTCGCCGGGCTGTCGGTGCTGCGCGATGAAGCCAATGGTCATCTGCGCCACTGCGTGCTCGTCGAAGCCGTGCACCGCGTGCAGCGCGACGACGACGTTGCCGCGCCGAGCGCACGCTACCGAGCTGTCATCGCCGAAGCGGGCCACGTCGACCCCAACATGCAGGGCGCCAACGCCGAGGTGTGCTGCGTCCCATCGCTGCACCGCCGCGTGAACGAGGTGCGCCGGGATGATGCAGGCCTCGTTGGCTGCGGCGAAGTTGCCGAGGACGCGAACGTGATAGAGCGGACTGTCCTCGCCCCACTCGCCCCGGCAGTCGTCAACCCATTGCCGCGTTGCGAGGCCTGGGATTGCTGCCTCGCCCGTCAGGTTCGGACTGTCGGTGCTCGAGATGTGCAGCGTGTGCCAGTGCTCCGCGTTGCGCGCGAAGGCGTCGGCGAACGTGCCGGCGGGCTGCGTGGGGTTGCCGACCAGTACGATGTGGGCGCCCGAAGCCGACTGGCCTTTGAGCGCCTCGAAGATGCCCTCGTGAACCCCGCTGGCCTCGTCGACGAGGAACAACAGGTCCGTGCCGCGCACTGCGAACCGCTCAGGCGCGTCGGTCGAGTAGCCGTAGATGCGTCGCCCGTCCGGCCACTCGAGCCCCGTGGCCGGCTCGCGAGCCGGGTCGGGTAGCCAGATGCCGCGGGCACGGGCGTCGCGCGCTAGGCGCCGCAGCTCGGCCCAGAAGACATCCTTCACGAGGTTGTGCGTCGGGGCGGTCGCCACGACGTTTCCGCCGCGCCACGACCACCACAGCGCCAGCGCGCTGCAGGCCGACGACTTGCCGACCTTGTGCCCGCTGCGGATGGCGACGCGTCGGTGGTCGCGCACCGCCTCGAGCATGTCGCGCATGCGCGACCAGACAGTGAGCCCCAGCGCCTCGGCGGCGAAGGCCACTGGATCGTGCTGCCACCTCGCGCGCTGCTCTCGCTCGCGCAGTCGGCGACGGCGCTCGAGCTCGGCGGAGGCGACCGTGGCCGTCGGGTACGTCGGCTGAACCACCTACCAAGACACGACGGGCCCCCGGCCCAGGATGGCCCAGGGCGGCCCAGCGGCGGGCGTCAGCGGGAGCGGGTCTCGAGTGCGCGGAGCCTGGATTCTACGGCTGCAAGCCGTCTCCCGAGCAGAGCCGTTCGCGCGAGCGCTTCGTCGGTGCCCTCGCGAAGCTCCTCGACCGCCGCGCGCACCCCGGCGACCATCTCGGCCTGCGTGTCGAACAGCTCGGGCATGTACGCCCGCAGCTGCGCAAGCGTGGCGTACCCAGGCAGGCGCTCGCCGGCGCAGTGGTAGATGGTCACGTCGTGTCCCTGACGCCGTAGGTGCCGCTCGCGGGCGACGAGCAGGCGGCGCAGGCGGCGCAGCTGAGAGGCTCGCAATGGCCAGCCGAGCAGTGCGGCCAGCTCGCGCAGTGTGACGGGCGTCGAGAGGCGTGGCTTCATGCGTCACCTGCTCCCCTCGCCATCCGTCGCAACTCCTGCTCCGCCCCGTCGCCGAGCCCTTCGAGCCACGCTGCTGCCCTCGTGCGCGCCGCCGCGCGCTTGCCGAGCTCGACCGCGAGGCGCTGCTCGTTCCTGGCATGCCCGGCGTCTCGTGCTGCCCGCAGCTCGCGGGCACGGGCGTCGCGTCGCGCTCTTCGCTCGAGCTCGAATCGCTCCTGCGCGTGGCGCAGCGCCTCGCAGGCGGCTCGCACCCGCTCGCGGCTCTCCGGTGCCTCGCGGCGGCCCCGTAGCGCCATCAGGACGAGCCCGGCGGCCCGGCCATACCTCGACACCACCTCGGGGGCGGCGGCGGCGTGGCAGCGCTCGTAGGCCATCGCGC